GCCCCACCACCCCATCCGGGGAAGGTTATCTACAAGATGTAGACGTCGATGCGCTTGTATCCAAGCTCGTCATCGCTCCCGGGGAGGGAGCTAGCCTTACCTGGACCACTGCTGAGCGGAAGCTCGGGCAGTGGTTGCCCACCACCAACCTCGCCATGGCCAGAACGCCACATGCGAAGAAAGGAGTTCCTTTTCGCGATAGCCGACGACCCGTAATGGGCGTCGTCTATCGGGTCCAGAAACCTCGGTAGAGGAACATTGTCCGGTCCACTGCGTTGATACACAGTATAGACCGGCAGCACGTAATCAGCAGGCATTTGGGGACGGACGTCCTTAATAGCCAACTGGGTATACGTGCTAAAGCGATGACCTGCGAACCCGCGTCCTGGTTTCGGATACCTACCGGTGTATTCACCGATAAGGTGTCCGTCACCGTAACCGTCCGGGCCCCAGAGGACCGTTGCTGGGTGGATCTTGTGTACCACTCCAGCAGCAAAATCCTCATACCCTCTCCTCTTATAAAAGTTATGGAGAAGGAACAGGCTCCGCCCAGAAATCCATCCTTTCGGATAGTGTGGGCGAACGGCGTTACCGAAGTACCAGTCGCTCCCACAGGATTCCCGAAATGGGCCCTTGTGGAACGATTTCTTCTCGTTTACTGCGAAGCCGGCGCACCTAAGGAGCTCCGTCACTTCATCATACCGCCCAGATGGGCAGATGATGTCGTCACCGTAGACCGAAACGGTCTCAGATGAGTCGCAGACGGCACGGGTGAGACCCCAAAAAATCAGAGTCTCCAACGGGAATGTAAACCCGTTGCCCATGCTAGAGAACTTCTGCAGTGTGTAACGCTTACCAGCGTGAACCACATGCCCTGTCCTAAACCGAGACAAAAACTCGGCCCAGTCCGGGGGCAGAAGGTGATAGACAAGCTCGAGAGCTATGCTATCTGAAGCGGCTGATAGGTCGAGCGTTGCTAAAGCGCCCGTTAAGGATCCTTCACGAGCTAGACCCTGGTTAAGGGTCTGGTCGCGGATATCCACACCCGCTTTCCGCAGCTGCACTGTCATAAAATCGCCGATGGCCATTTGAGCCATCCCGTTGAGAACGGGCTCGACGACGACAGAGCGGTACGTTTTGTAGCTCTTCGGTACAAACTCAAGACGCCCGTCGTGGATTTCCACGGGGACGCTTGCCCAAAACTCATCACCATCATCGGCATAGGCAGTAGCCCATACCTTGGCGAGAGCTGGGATTTCCGCTAGCATAGTGCTAGCAAGCGGAAATAGTTCTTCGCTACATGCGGCCCCCGCACGACATTTCTCGCGCAAAGAGGCCTGACTCTTCTTCGTAAGAGTTGTAGCACCACGACCGAAACGATAGCCAAGTTCCTCGAGACGAGGGACAGGGCCCAGGACCCGTTCTATAAGCCGGGAGGCTCGGTAGAAACAGGACTCGGTCCACGGCTTGAAGGCCAAGAGGCCTTCTTTCCATAGCCGGAACATCGCGTTCGTCTCCTTACAGAGACGCTCGGAGGCAAGAAACGCCTCAAAAGCCACCTCCTCTCGATCAATCCCCAAATCAAGGGGCTCGATCTTTTGGAAGAAGGCCTGAGCCTGACGAGCATGGAAGAGCTCCTCAGGGACCCAAGACGGATCAGTGACGTCAATTGAAAGCTCACAGAGGCCACGGATGTCATCCTTACGGATGAGCGTGCATAGCTGGTCCCTAAGGGGACCTGCTAGTTCTGCGTGCTTGAGTGCGAAGTCGCGGTAGACGTCGAGGGAGTCCGACGGCGACTTTCCCTCCATCCAATGCGCATTTGAACGCATAAATACCTCCAAAGAAGGGAGAATGAAAGGGAACACCGGAGTGTCCCCAACCCAAACATCAGGTCGGGAACAGGAGCTGATCAAACAGCTCCGGCATCGGTCCGGTGAGAACAGGGGCAACGCTGGTGGCGATACTACCGGCCACATTCACGGCGGTCTGCCGTGACAAGCGCCGTCCCGTCGGGATGGAACGTTCGTGGTAGAAACCCACCACTTCAGTCGTGTCGACGTAGGCAACTTTAGGAGCGGCCGTATAGCCACTCGAATTTTGCCCGGAGATCGACTCCATCACGGGAACCTCGACCCGGCTCGAAACCCGGAACACACCCGACGGAAGCTTGCGCTTCGTCATCGTGCAACGGATCTGCGCATAATCCGGAACCCCGCTAAGGGACTCCTTCCAACGCGCAACCATCGTGCCGTCCTTCAGCTTCTCGATCCCTTCACCCACGAGGGTGTGAGAAACGGGAATGGCTGCACCGTCGAAGACGGTGATATTGGCTTGCTGACTCATGTCAGTATCCTTTGGGAAAGGTGAAGAACCCCTTACGGGGAGGAAGTGACTAGAATTTCCTGACCTTCTGGCCAGTGAAAACTTGTGTCACAAGGGCGATGGCGTTCGCACAATGCTGCCAAGAGGCAGCTTGGGCGAGACTCTTAAACTGAGGCATACGCACATCAAGAGTCGTTGAGACAGTTCTCGCAAACTCGGTCTTCGTGAGTCGACAAAAACCCGAGCCGAACATAGTCGACTGGATCTTCTCGAGGTTATAAACACGAAGGTCGGAAGTGATGAAGGTGCCAACTAGCTTTGAGGCTAGAGCCCGTGCCTCCAAATATTGACCGATAGGCAGAAACCAATCGGCAACAAAGGAGAACGGAAGCAGCTCCCAAGCAACAAGCTCGGGATCCTTCAAACCCAGCAATGCTGGGACAGAGTTGTCATACTCTGACACTTTGGCGACCAGAACTTTCTTATGGAAGTGATGGTCAAACACTCCCACATCGAGGGGGAGCTGGGGTTGAACCCAGCCCTCGATGGTACGCTCAACCTTGACTCGATAGGTAGAGCGCATAGGGACATTTAGGTGGTGGGCAAGAGCCTTCGCACCATCTTCCACATCATTAAGAAGTGGAAGCCAGCCATACTGGAGTTCAAGCCAGCGATTGGCCAGTGTCGCGCGCTTCGAGACCCGAGGAATTCGGGGAGCCCGAGTCGCGTCCTGGGCAAGAGACTTGGCAGCTGAGATGAAATCTCCCTTGCGGAGATGCCACCCAGCACGTGCTATTTTAATAGCAGCGTCGCCAACCATCTTAAGGGTCTGGTGACCCTCACCCAAAAACACGGACATATTAAAGTCCGAGCCATTGAGCTTGTCCTTCAGCTTGTTAACGAGACGGATGTCATCGTTAGCATTCAGAAGGGGCACAGGATTTCTCCCGAGCCCCGCGTACGACGTGCCAGAGTGGACGACAGCCGTGGAATCGGTTACTGCACCGACTCCAGACTGCCACCACGTCATGAGAGAGTCAGTTTGAAGCTGACGACTGCACGTGTACGGATTTTCCGAACCGCCCCTACGCTTCCTTTTAGGAGGACGCGAGTTAGGGACGAAGCCATTCCGAACCGATACCTTCAAAGTACCGGGTCCCCCAAGGGTCGACTGACCATAGGGGATACGAGGCGCATTCTTACTACGCGGAGAGCGTATGAGGAATGCGGAGTCGTCCTTGTAATCCTGAAGGATTGCAATACGCTCCTTACGAGAGGTCGCGTTCGAAAGATTCGCGGCCAGCCTCGCCCTGCGCAGCTCCTTAATGCGGTTGCCCGTATAGGGCTGGGAATTAAAAGAATCCCCGCCGCTCCAAAGACGCGAGTTGATGAGAGTCCCAATTGTTCTCTGAACACCCGTGCTGCTGAAAACAACACGTGTGTCAGGGAAGTTGGTGAACCCTGCAGTCATCTCGGCCTCCTATCCCAGGAGGCCTGGCAAGTAAAGAAAATGACCCCCTAGCGGATGCTAGAGAGGGTGGAGAGACCTGAGAGGT